CTAAGCGGTGCAAACGCAAGACTTCTTGCCGGACCTTCAACAGGAACCTGGACAGTAAAAACAACCTATCGATTAATATAAAAATTGACTTATGTATCAAGTACAAATGGAGTTCATTCCAGGCAATGATCAGATTTGGGTAGCACGTCTTAACCCCGACGATCCTGTATATGAATATCCTACTCTCATTGAGGCCGAGGCCAAAGCATTTGAACTAGAGAGTGCCGATCCAACAAATAGGAAGTACAGAGTTGTAGAGATTTAAACTATTTATATAGAACTCTATTTCGGGGATAGTGAACCGAGATTTAGATTATGTCAAACGAATTCATAACCAGAAATGGCTTTATTGCCCAGGACAGTTCCGCAATGTCGGGATCGACCCAGATCCTAGGATCGATAGGCCTTACCGGTAGCGCCGGGTTTGCTTACCTAGCAGGTGGACCAGAAGGATGGAGTGCTGGTGGTGCTTTAATTACAGGTAGAAACGCACCTATTGGAATTGGAACACAAAATGCAGCTTTAGCAGCAGGCGGTTATACACCAGGACTTGGACTTACTTGTGTAGAATCTTACAATGGTAACACATGGGCAACAGGACCTGCTTTAATTGATAGAAAACAAAATGGTGGTGGGGCAGGAATACAAAATGCTGCTTTAGTATTTGGAGGAACAAATGTACTTGGAAATACCAATAATACTCAAGCATATAACGGAACCTCTTGGTCAACAGGAGGTAATTTAATTCAAGCTAGAACATTTTTAGCAGGAGCAGGTAGTCAAAACGCTGCTCTAGCATTTTCAATTTCTACAGAAGAATATAATGGAAGTGCCTGGTCGTCAGGTGGTGCAATGATTACTGGAAGGCAGCAATTAGCAGGAGCAGGTACTCAAAACTCTGCTTTAGGATTTGGTGGACAAGGAGGTGTAGCAACAACAGAAGAATATAACGGAACCTCTTGGGCAACAGGAGGTACCCTTATAAACGGTAGAGAACGCTCAGGAGGAAAGGGGGCTAGCGATACTTCTGCTATAGCTTTTGGAGGCGGTCCAGCTGCCCCTAACAGGTTTACTTGTACTGAAGCATATGACGGATCTATATGGTCTGCTCGATCAGCAATGATTCGTGCAAGAATACAGCCAGGTAGTGCTGGTGAGCAAGCTTGTGCATTAGCATTTGGAGGTTATGGAGGAGGATTTTTAGCTTGTACAGAAGAGTATCTAGGCCCAACAATTGTAACTCAAACCTTCCTCTACTCAGGCACAACAGGCAATACATCGGCTACAGGCTCACTATTCGGAACAGCCTCATTTGCTATTACAGCCTCCTATCTTGACGGTACTTATGGATTTCCATTTGTTGGAGATGGTAGAATCACTGGATCACTAGGAGTGACAGGTAGTGTAGCATTTTCATTTACAGCAGCAGGATGGAGTGTGGGAGGTGCGTTGATTAACAGTAGGCAATCTCTTGCTGGAGCAGGATCACAAAATGCGGGGCTTGCTTTTGGAGGATATGCCGGAACTCCGGTTAACAGTAATATATCCTGTACGGAAGAGTATGATGGATCAACTTGGACTACAGGCGGTCCTTTAATATGTGAAAGACAAAACCTAGCAGGAGCAGGAACACAAAATGCAGGACTTGCATTTGGTGGATTAGGAGGATATACTTGTACAGAAGAATACAATGGTGCTTCATGGTCTACAGGCGGTGCTTTAATTATCGCTAAAAGTCTTCTGGCGGGAGCAGGATCACAAAATGCAAGTCTTGCTATTGGAGGCTATGCCGGTAATCCAGTCAATGGTATATCAAATTGTACAGAAGAATATGATGGATCGTCTTGGTCAGTAGGCGGCGCTTTAATTAATCTCGTACAACAGCTAGCTGGAGCAGGAACCCAAAATGCAGCTCTTGCTATTGGTGGAAGCTATGGACCTCAAACTTGTACTGAAGAGTATAACGGTATTTCCTGGTCAGTGGGCGGTGCTTTGATTACTGGTAGATTTGAACTAGCAGGAGCAGGAACACAAAATGCAGGACTTGCATTTGGTGGATCAGGAGGATATACTTGTACAGAAAAATACAACGGATCAGTTTGGTCGGCAGGCGGGACAATGATTAGTGGAAGACAGAGATTAGCTGGTGCCGGTACTCAAAATGCAGGATTAGCATTTGGAGGATATGCGTCACCTATAATAGTTGCTTGTACAGAAGAATACAACGGCAGTCCAATCACCTTTACCTACTCCGAAACAACAGGTGATACAACAATATCGAGAGCTCTCATGCAAAGAGATGCCGAGGTAACAGGATCTTTTTTAACAACAGGTAATGTTGAATTTTGTTATTTTGCACCTAATGCAGGACCTGCTACGTGGACGGCAGGCGGGGCGATGATTACTGCTAGAACAGCTTTAGCAGGAGCAGGAACTCAAGAATCTGGATTAGCATTTGGAGGTCAAGGTGTAGCACCGACTTTCACTATTTTATCTTGTACAGAAGAATACAACGGATCATCATGGTCAGCAGGCGGCGCTCTAATTACTGCTAGACTTCAGTTAGCAGGCGCAGGTATACAAAATTCAGCCCTAGCTTTCGGAGGTAATACACCTACTATTTTATCTTGTACAGAAGAATATAACGGATCAAGCTGGATAACAGGTGGTGCTCTAGGTACTTCTAGATATCGTTTAGCAGGTGCAGGTACTCAAAATACAGGCCTTGCTATTGGCGGATATAGTAATGTAGGTTTAACTACTTGTACAGAAGAATACGACGGTGCATCATGGTCGGCTGGAGGTGCTTTAAGTACCGCTAGATATTACTTAGCAGGAGCTGGCGCACAAAATGCTGCTTTAGCAATTGGTGGATTTGATAACTCAAACTGTTTAAGTTGTACAGAAGAATACGACGGTGCATCATGGTCGGCTGGAGGTGCTTTAATTAATGCTAGAGAAAATCTAGCAGGAGTAGGTACTCAAAATGCTGGTCTTGCTATCGGCGGGGGCTTCCCAGGAGTATGTACAGAAGAATATAATGGAACCTCTTGGTCAACAGGAGGCGCTTTGATAACAGCTAGAGTCGCCTTAGGAGGAGCAGGGACACAAAAACTAGCTCTCGCTTTTGGAGGTGCTTATAGTAGTATTTTTTCTTGCACAGAAGAATACACAGGCGCCCAAGCCGTAGAAAAAACATTTGATTATTCAGTAGATACAGGTATCACAACAGTATCCTGTTTAATAGAGACATCGGCCAAACGCTATAAAGACAATATACAAGAACTAACCTCCCAACTCAATAAAATCAATCAACTCAAACCGGTTGAATTTGATTGGAAAACAAGTCGCAAACACGATATTGGATTCATAGCCGAGGATGTAGCCAAAGTATATCCTGAAATAGTGAAGAAAAACGAGGTTGGAGAAGTGGAAGGAATTAGTTATTCTAAGATGGTGGCCGCCCTTATTAAAGCCATCCAAGAACAACAACAACAGCTCTCTAATTTAGCTAAAAAAATAGATAACCTGTCAAATTAATTTAATACATGCCAAACGAGTTTATAGCTAGGAATGGATTAATATCTCGAGATAATTCTCAGGTGACAGGCTCGTTCCAAGTGACTGGATCATTGGAGGTGACGGGTAGTGTTGGGTTTGCTTATAAAGTTTGGTCAACAGGAGGTGCTCTATCAACAGCTAGATATCAATTAGCTGGAGCAGGAACACAAAATGCCGGACTTGCATTTGGAGGTGGTACACCGGTTAGTGTAGCATGTACAGAAGCCTACAACGGTACCTCATGGACAGCAGGCGGAGCAATGATTAACACTGTGAGACAGTTAGCAGGAGTAGGAACACAAAATGAAGCTCTAGCTTTTGGTGGACGAATTATAGCAATAGTAGCTTGTACAGAAGAATACAATGGTATATCTTGGTCAGCCGGAAATCCCTTAATCACTACTAGAAACACTTTAGCTGGAGCAGGAACACAAAATGCCGGCTTAGCATTTGGAGGTAGCGATGTATATAATCCTATATCATGTACAGAAGAATATAATGGATCGTCCTGGTCAACTGGTGGAGCTTTAATTACAGCCAGAGCAACTTTAGCAGGAGCAGGCACTCAAAATGCTGGACTAGCGTTTGGAGGACTTACTCCAGCCCCAGCTATAGTAGCCTGCACAGAAGAATATAACGGATCTTCATGGTCAGCAGGAGGTGCTCTATTAACAGCTAGGTATAGCTTAGCGGGAGCTGGTACACAAAACTCTGGTCTTGCATTTGGAGGTGGCAACCCAAATGAAGCATGCACAGAAGAATATAATGGTACCTCATGGTCAACAGGCGGTGCTTTAATTAATGGTAGACGAACACTAGCAGGAGCCGGTACTCAAAATGCAGGTCTTGCTTTTGGAGGAAGAGATCAGTATTATACTTTATCATGTACAGAAGAATACAGTCCACTACAAACCTTCCTTTACTCAAATACAACGGGCTGTATATCGGCAACAGGCTCTCTATTTGGTACAGCATCATTTGCCCTTACAGCATCAAATGCTTTAAATGCACCTGTAGCATTTCCATTTACCGGTTCAGCTAGAATCACAGGATCCCTAGGTGTGACAGGTAGTGTTGGATTTTCATACAATTCAACTGCCGGATGGACTGCAGGCGGGGCTATGATTACAGGCAGGTATCTATCGGGCGGAGCTGGAGTTCAAAACAGTGCTCTCGTTTTTAACGGATACGCACCTCCTTCAATGCGTAACTGTACTGAGGAATACAATGGAACATCATGGGCGGCAAGCAATGCAATGATAACAGGTAGGTTTGGTTTAGGAGGTACAGGTACGCAAAATGCAGCTTTAGGATTTTCAGGAGCAACAAACCCACCTACTAATACAGCTATTGTCACTTGTACTGAAGAATACGATGGAGCAACATGGGCAACAGGCGGTGCTATGATAGCTACTAGATGGTATTCACCGGGAGTTGGAACTCAAAATGCAGCTTTAGCTGTTGGGGGTTCAGGAGCTGCTCCAACATATACAGCTTGTTCATGTACAGAAGAATATGATGGTACAGCATGGGCAGTAGCTAGTGGTTTGATAACTGCTAGATTCGGTTCAGCGGCATCTGGAATACAAAATGCTAGTTTAGCATCTGGAGGTAATACAACTCCATCCGCTACTGCATGTACAGAAGAATACAACGGAACAGTATGGGCAGCAGGTGGTGCATTAATTACAGCTAGAGATCAATCAGCAGGAGCCGGCTTTCAAAACTCAGGCCTCGTTTTTGGAGGATCAACACCAACGTTAGTTAGCTGTACAGAAGCATATAATGGATCAACTTGGGCTACAGGCGGTGCTTTAATACAGGCTAGATATGCCCTTGAAGGAGCAGGAACACAGAATGAAGCTTTAGCTTTTGGTGGTGCAAGCCCAGCTGGTGCTACAGGTTATGCCTGTACAGAAGAATATAGCGGTGCCCCTGGTCTTATCCAAGCATTTAACTATTCAACTTCAACAGGTAATACAGCTATTAGATCGGCTAGAGTGACAGAGACGTTAGCAGTAACAGGCTCTGTAAAAGCAATAAGCGATATCGAATTTTGTTTTAATTCATCAGATGGAGGGGCAGGTGTATGGTCAGCAGGCGGTGCTTTGATTACTGCTAGAACTTCTTTAGCAGGGGCAGGTACACAGAATGCAGGTCTTGCTTTTGGTGGAGCAACACCAACTAAAGTAGCATGTTCTGAAGAATATGATGGATCTTCATGGGCAGCAGGCGGAGCGATGATTAGCGGAAGAAGTATTTTAGCAGGCGCTGGTACTCAAAATGCTGGTTTAGCATTTGGAGGATGTATTAATGCTGTTGTAGCTTGCACAGAAGAGTATAATGGATCATCTTGGTCAGCTGGTGGAGCATTAATTACTGCTAGAGGTGATTTAGCAGGCGCTGGTACTCAAAATGCTGGTTTAGCATTTGGAAACCCAACATGTACAGAAGAATATGATGGATCTGCTTGGTCAGCGGGAGGTAATATGATTACTTCTAGATTTAGTCTAGCTGGAGCAGGTATTCAAAATGCAGCTATAGCTTTTGGTGGAAACAATCCAAATGGAGCTTGCACAGAAGAATATGATGGAGCTAGCTGGTCAACAGGCGGTGCTATAATTACTGGTAGAACTCGATTAGCAGGGACAGGTACTCAAAATACAGCTCTTGCTCTTGGAGGATATGCATCACCTACAGTTCGTGCTTGTACAGAAGAGTATGATGGATCTTCATGGTTGGCAGGAGGTGCTTTAATCACTGGTAGAGACAGCTTAGCAAGTGCTGGTGTACAACACTCTGCTTTAGCATTTGGCGGTACATCCCCAACAGTTGTAGCATGCACAGAAGAATACAACGGTACGGCCGCTATAGTAAAATCATTCGACTACTCATCTAATACCGGTATAACAACAGTATCATGTCTAGTAGAAACTTCAGCCCATCGTTATAAAGACAACGTTAAAGAATTAACAAACCAGCTTGATAAGATTAATCAACTTAAACCAGTAGAGTTTGTTTGGAAAACAAGCCGCAAACCAGATATTGGTCTGATTGCCGAAGAGGTAGCCGAAATTTATCCCGAGGTAGTAAGTAGAGACGAAGAGGGTAAAATAACAGGTATTAGTTACTCTAAAATGGTAGCCGCCCTAATTAAAGCTATTCAAGAGCAGCAACAACAAATTGCTGTGTTAACTAAGGAAGCTAGCGATTTAGAAGATCAAAAATATTTATATAAAACACCGCCCCAAGAATAGACTATGTCAAACGAATTTGTAGCCAGGAACGGTTTAATTTCTCCAGACAACTCTAGGGTTTCAGGATCCTTCAGAGCGACCGGATCACTAGGTGTTACTGGAAGTGTAGGATTTAATTATCATACAGGTGGAGGTACTACACAAACTTTCCTCTATTCAAATTCAACAGGTAATATATCAGCAACAGGATCTCTATTTGGAACATCTTCATATGCCCTTACAGCATCTTATATAAACCTACCGCCCGTATTCCCTTTTACAGGATCGGCTCAAGTTAGCGGATCATTAGGTGTAACAGGAAGTGTAGGATTTGGATATAATATAGTAGCCGGGTGGAGTGCTGGTGGTGCTTTAATTACTGCTAGAGAAAGTTTAGCAGGAGCAGGTACACAAAATTCAGGCTTAGCATTTGGAGGTATTGTAACATATGTTTGTACATGTACTGAAGAATATAACGGGTCAAGCTGGTTTACAGGCGGAGCTTTGAGTGTTGCTAGATATCTCTTAGCAGGAGTAGGAACACAAAATGCCGGCTTAGCATTTGGAGGTAGCGATGGATATAATCCTATATCATGTACAGAAGAATATAATGGATCGTCCTGGTCAACTGGTGGAGCTTTAATTACAGCTAGATTGTATTTAGCAGGAGCAGGAACACAAAATTCAGGCTTAGCATTTGGTGGAATAACTACCACCCCAACATCAAGAGCATGTACTGAAGAGTACGATGGATCGACTTGGTCGGCAGGCGGTGCTTTAATTACTGCTAGACAAGGTTTAGCAGGAGCAGGAACACAAAATTCAGGCTTAGCATTTGGTGGAATAACTACCAACCCAACAACAGTAGCATGTACTGAAGAATATAACGGTACTTCTTGGTCGGTAGGAGGAGCATTGATTAGCTCTAGGTATGCTCTAGCCGGAGCAGGTACACAAAATGCTGCTTTAGGATTTGGAGGCACTCCTTCAGTTACCTGTACAGAGGAATATGATGGATCTTCATGGTCTACAGGCGGTGCTTTAATTACTGGTAGAGCATTTTTAGCAGGAGCAGGTACACAAAATGCAGGACTTGCTTTTGGAGGAAATCCGGGGCAATCATGCACAGAAGAATATGCTGGCTCAAACCCCAACCCCCAAACCTTCAACTTCTCCAACACAACAGGCAATACATCTATCAGAACTACATTTGTAGATGATACACTAGAGATATCAGGTTCTATAAAAACAATAAGTAATGTTCAATTTTGTTATTATACATCTGGTGTAGGGCCAGGAGGATCGTGGTCGGCAGGCGGTGCTATGATCACTGCTAGACATTTTTTAGCAGGAGCAGGTACTCAAAATGCAGGTCTTGCTTTTGGCGGTTATCCTACTTATAATTGTACAGAGGAGTATGATGGATCTTCATGGTCAAACGGTGGAGCAATGATAAACGCTCAATTCCGTTTAGCAGGAGCAGGAACACAAAATGCAGCTTTAGCTTTTGGAGGAAGGCCGTCCCCAAATACCTGTACAGAGGAATATGATGGCGCCACTTGGACAGCAGGCGGTGCTTTAATTTCAGGTGGAGAGTATTTAGCAGGAGCAGGTACACAAAATGCCGGATTAGCATTTGGCGGAAACTATGGACCAGGCGCATGCACAGAAGAATATAACGGAACCTCTTGGTCTGCTGGTGGTGCTTTAATCGCTGGTAGAGATAGCTTAGCGGGAGCAGGTATACAAAACGCAGCTTTAGCATTTGGAGGATCTGCAGGAGCTTGTACAGAAGAATATAACGGAACTTCATGGACAGCAGGCGGTGCTATGATTATTGGTAGAAAATGTTTAGCAGGAGCAGGCACACAAAATGCTGCTTTAGCCTTTGGAGGCAGTAGCGGATACGGTGCCTGTACGGAAGAATATAACGGATCAACGTGGTCAACAGGCGGTACTCTAAATAATTCCAGATATGCATTAGCTGGAGCAGGAACACAAAATGCTGGACTTGCTTTTGGAGGGTTTTACGGGGCATATTTAGCCTGCACGGAAGAATACACAGGTGGAATAGGCCCTCTACTATCTTTCGATTACTGTGCCGAAAACGGCATCACAACAGTATCATGCCTTATTGAAACATCAGCCCAGCGCTACAAAGATGATATCAAAGAATTAACATCACAGCTTGATAAAATTAACCAACTCAAACCTGTTGAATTTGATTGGAAAACCAACCGCAAACATGACATAGGATTGATTGCCGAAGAGGTAGCCAATGTTTATCCTGAAATAGTAAGTAAGGATGAAGCAGGCGAGGTAGAGGGTATGAGCTATTCAAAAATTATAGCTCCGCTTATTAAAGCCATCCAAGAACAGCAGCAGCAAATTGCCGATCTTACGGCAAAAATCAATAAATTTAAGAACAAGTAATATTTATTAATAAACCTTAAAACTAAAAAACATGCAGTATTACGTAGCAGTTAACACGGGGGTAGGATTCATCACCCACGAAGATAACCAAAGATCCCACATTGCCGGATATCCCGCAAACGTATGGGTAACGGAAAACAATCAAATCTGGGCAACCCGGGTAGGAGCTGTAGAAAAGACTAAAGCAGAAGCACAAGCTCTCGTTGATGCCGTAGTTGATCAGACTCAGACAGAATGGCAAACTTGCGTTTCCGGTTCAACACCATGGCTCTGTGGCCCTGAACCTCAAAATATCATTCTTCCCTAAAAAGAGTTGGAAGATTGAATAATATTTGTTACATTAATAGTAAATACAAACTTCGTTATGGACGAAAATAAACAAGAATCAGGTCGCGAACTAGCAATTCCTAGTGATTTACAGAATATTCTAGCGGTTTTGAAACCGGAAGACGCTAGGGAAGTTGTAAGATTAAAAGAAGAACTGGCCGATAACTGGAATAAAAAACAAATTTTCCGTACTGAAACGGAAATGCGTGTATCGGTCTTGAATGATGCCAAGCATCCCACTCCGGCATCTAAATACTGGCAGTCGGTTAGGGAAATGTCTGCGCACTTTGATGCGATGATGAATCTTTCATTTGAAATGAGAAGAGCCGATGTAGAAAGGCTCAGACTCGAACGTAAAATGAAAGAAGCAGAACTTAAAGGTGATATGCTCGATATTATAGAGGCACAGATCGATTTAGATCAAAATCTCTACAATAAAGCCTGCATGGAACAGGTAGCCCACGACCGTGTTCGTGAGATCCAGACTTGGTCTAAGATTAAAGCCGAACTCAACGATGGAACCTTCGACGATAGAGAGGTAAATACACATCAGGCCGAAAGCTTAGGACTAAGGCTTGAAAATAGAGTAAAGGCTCTCAGTCCAAATAGTGAACCGAGTGAAGTTATTAACGCTGTAGGTCCTTATCAAACCCTGCAAAGACTCAAGGCCGAAGGTAATACACTTTTGACATTTGAACAGGCTCGTCAACAGCAGCTTGCCCAGCATGTTGAAAGCCAGCAACAACAGTAAACTTAGTTATGTTCATATACAGAAAAGAGAAGGCATTATCCTCTCAGTTATGTAAAGCTTTTATAGATGCGTTTGAAGTATCCGAAGATAAAAAACCGGGCGTACTCTACGGCCCCGACGGTACTTCGTCATCTAACGGAAAAAAGTCAACAGACATAACTTTTGATCCTAGGTACTTGCAACATCCGACTTGGAGTCCTTTGCTAACAGAATTAGTAGGTATTTTAGAAAAAGGTCAACGAGATTATATTGACAGACATTCTCTAGCATTCTCTAAGCTTGATCCTTTGCAGATTAGCCCTCTATTCAATATGCAGCGCTACGAACCAGGAGAAGGATTTCACGGGTGGCATTGCGAAAGAGCAACAAACAAATACAGTAACAGGTTTCTAGTCTGGGCTGTTTACTTAAATACAGTAACAGATAGAGGTGAAACTGAATTTTTTTATCAGCACCATTTCGAATCAGCAGTCGAAGGAAAGTTAATAATATGGCCGTCGGACTGGATGCATTTACATAGAGGTGTTCCTTCTCCCACTCAAACAAAGTATATTTTAACAGGCTGGTTTACCATGCTTGATAGAACTGAAAAATAAATTGTTATGTTTCCATTAAAGCCGTACAATAATTTTAAGCCACAATCTAACTGGAATACGTTTTACTATTTTAAAAACGTATTTAATGATCGTATGATCGGAGAACTGGAGCAGATGGTTAAAGCAAACTATAAATTTTCCAAGGGTAGGACTGGTGTAAGAGAATTAGGTACCGATACTGATTCCTACCAAACAAATAACCGAGATATTGCCTACCTTGAACCAGCCCCGCATACAAAATGGCTTTATGATATTTTATTTCCGCTAGTATTAGAAGCTAACGAAAAAGCATTTCATTTTGATATCGATGTTGTTACCGATCCCATCCACTATGTAGTCTACCCAACTGATGGAGGGCACCTGGACTGGCATATGGACGTAGGTGCTCTCGATGTTAATAAAAGAAAGATCGCTACTACTGTTCAATTATCAGATCCTAGGGATTATGAAGGAGGCGATTTTGAGATCTGGTTTGGTGGTCAAAAATCAGTAGTTGTGCCCAGGGAGAAAGGAGACGTTATTTGCTTTCCAGCATTCTGCATGCATAGAGTAAAACCAATCACACGAGGCCAGCGTAAGTGTCTAGTATTTTGGACCGGCGGTCGCCCATTTAGATAATTAAAAACTTAGTTATGGAATTTAAAGTTTACGAACAGTTATGGTTCGCAACTCCGGTTTGGGAGTGTCCTGTATCAGGAATCGATAATCAATCTATCAAGCAGTATTGCCTGGAAACCCGTAGACAGAAGCCCGGGGTTACGATTTCAAATCGAGGAGGATGGCATTCAGGCGAACTCCTCTTCCCAATTCCGGTAGCGTTAGAAAACCTCTTCAATGACTTGAACGTATTCGTCAACGATGTATGTGCTCGTTATACTGGAATCAATAACCTAGAGATAGGTAATTTCTGGATTAACATCAACGGACATCATGATTATAACCTATTACACGATCATCAGAACAGTATCTTGTCTGGGGTATACTATGTATCGGTTCCAAGAAATAACATGGGAGATTTAGTGCTACATAGGGGAGACGACATAGAATTCTTCATGAATAGTAAGGTACAGAGAGAGCATACAATGGCTAACGCATTTTCTGTGACAAAGCCAGCTAAAGAATCTACTTTCTACCTGTTTCCAAGTTGGATCAAACATCACGTAGAAAGAAACGAATCAAACGAAGAGAGAATCTCTATAGCATTTAATTTTATCAGTCCTTCACAAAAAAGTAATTAAGGTTATGAATATAGCAGGGAGTAGTGCTAAAGTTTTTGAAATGTTTCCAACTCCGCTGTATGTAGCAACATACCCGGGAGATACAACTGAAATAGTTAAGTACTTCGATAGTTGCGAAATGAACGATGGAAAAAATAGCCCTTATGGTTGGATATCAAAAAATAGCTATATAATTGATCATCCAATCTGTAAACCGCTGGCTAATTTTTTCATGCAATGCTTTAATGACTTTGCCACTAACGTAATGAGGTATCGCTATAAGGAATTGCAGTTTTCTCAATCGTGGCTTACCTATAAAATGCCCGGTCAATTTCACAAAGCACATACTCACCCAAACACTCTACTTGCCGGCGTATTTTATTACGATTTTGAACCCGGGGATGCAGCTATTTGCTTTAGTAAAGTAGCTGGATCTCAGTATAGAACTTATTTAGAACCCTCTCTACAGGACGATTATCAGCAGCATAAATTCTCTCAGGAGGAAATTTATTTTACACCGCAACAAAATAATTTCATTATATTTCCTTCATACGTTACACATGGTGTACCTCCCAATAGAACAAATAAAGTCAGGAAAGCATTAGGTGTAAACGTATTAACGAAAGGAACACTGGGCGATAAAGAAACCATTTCTGAAATAATATTTGGACGTTATGCAAATTAATTATGAAATACTGGAGTTGTTCCCAACCCCGGTTTACGCTACCACGCTGCCCGTGCAGTATGCAAAGGTAATTAAGTTCTTCGATGGTCAAGACATGGGTACCGATTCCGATCATGATAACTACGGGTTCAGATCTAAGGATAGCTATTTGTTAGATAAACCTGAATGTGCGACATTAGCTGAATTTATCTTAGGTAACGTGAAGGTGTATGCCGAGAAGCTAGGATACGCCTATAATGAATATAGATTCGGACAATCTTGGGTCTCTATAAAAGCCCCAGGACAGCACCATACTGCACATACTCACCCAAATAGTCTACTCTCAGGAGTACTCTATTACGGACATGCAGCTGAAAAAACATCGGCTATCAAGTTTCATAGAACAGCAGGCGGTGTTAATGCATCTTATATTTCCCCAAAGCTAGTAAAAGATAAAAAAGACTTAAGGTATGCACAGCAGGAATTCGCTATAACATTTGAACCAGGCCTGTTAATACTATTCCCTTCTCATCTCATGCATTCGGTACCGGTCAATAAGACTGATAAACCTAGATGCAGTTTAGCATTCAACGTAGTACCTAAAGTAGGATTTGGAGAGGAAGAGAACTTAACTGAATTAATATTTTAATGAAACAAGAACAAGGATACATATACCACTCAAACAGGAATATTGGAGATAAATTTTTTATCTGGCATATACAGGGAGGATTAGGTAAAAATATTGCAGCAACCTCTCTATGTAAAGATATAAAAGAAGCTTTTCCTGACAGAAAGCTGATAATGGTAGTATCCTATCCAGAAGCATTTCTAAATAACCCTTATATCGATAGGGTATACAATTTAACACAAGCACCCTACTTCTATGAAGACTATATCTACGAGAAAGATATCATTGTCTGTAGACACGAACCCTACAATCAAACAGGACATATTACTAAAACAAAGCATTTGATTGAAAACTGGTGCGATCTACTGGGTATAAAATATACTGAACAACAGCCCCAAGTATTTGCAAACTACGTACAAAGACAATTAGTCGGTCTTTGGAAAAGACAAAAACCAACAATAGTTATTCAAACAGGGGGAGGACCGGGCCAAGGTCAAAAGTATAATTACTCCTGGACCCGCGATATGCCTCAAGATATAGCCCAGGCAATTGTAAATAAATTCAGAAATCAATACCACATATTTCAAGTAACTAGACCCGACGGATATCACCTAGACGGGGTAGAGAGAATAGACCAACAGCTATCCAATATTGAGTTATTTGCAATACTAGTTGATGCACAGAAACGCGTTCTAATCGATTCTTGTCTACAGCATGCTGCTGCCGCATTCAAACTTCCATCGACAGTACTATGGGTAGGAACTTCGCCGACAGTATTCGGATATAGATTACATAAAAATGTAGTTGCAAACCTACCCAAGAAAGCAAATCAGCTCATAGGATCGTATCTCTTTGATTTTCAATTTGAAAATAATCTACACGAATGTCCTTACATGGAGTTAACAGACATGTTTAATATTGACGAAATACTCAATAACATTTGATTCTAATATATTTATTATCAAATGTGACGTAGTATGAAAGTTTGCGGACCTCCTAACCTAGTTATATCAGGCCAAGCGGTTTTAACACTTGGAAGAGCAGACGATACTGCTATAGAGGGCGCTATATGGTATAATAAATTATTACAGAAAGTACAGTATACCGGGCTTGGTAATGGAGCATGGGCGGCAGGCGGTGCTTTAATCACTGCTAGAAACGGGCTCGCCGGAGCAGGTACTCAAAACTCAGCCCTCGCATTCGGGGGTAGTACTCCAACAGTAGTATCTTGTACAGAAGAGTATAATGGATCATCTTGGGCAGCAGGCGGAGCTTTAATTACCGCTAGATATCTTTTAGCTGGAGCAGGTACTCAAAATGCTGGTCTCGCTTTCGGAGGTGGTATACCAACTATAGTAGCTTGTACTGAAGAATATAACGGAACAGCCTGGTCGACAGGTACTACTTTAATTACAGCTAGATTTAATTTAGCAGGAGCAGGAACACAAAATGCGGGGCTTGCTTTTGGAGGATATGCCGGAACTCCGGTTAGTAGTAACGTATCCTGTACGGAAGAGTATGACGGATCTAATTGGTCGGCCGGTGGAGCAATGATTAATGCCCGATGTATTCTAGCAGGAGTAGGTACACAAAATGCTGGTCTTGCATTTGGCGGACAGAACGGACCTATACTATCATGTACAGAAGAATATAACGGAACTAATTGGTCGGCAGGCGGCGCTATGATTATTGGCAGGAGAACACTAGCTGGTGCAGGGACACAAAATGCAGGTTTAGCCTTTGGAGGTACAACTCCAAATGAGGCTTGTACAGAGGAATACAATGGTATATCATGGTTAGCAGGCGGCGCATTAATTACCGGTAGAGGTAGTTTAGCAGGCGCAGGTACATTTGCTAAAGCTCTTGCTTTTGGAGGAGATCCAAATGTAGCATGCACAGAAGAATACAATACAGTACCAGTCATATGCTGCTTCTAAAATATTTATAATAGAAAGGACAACACCACATATCAATGAACATAGATAATTCAAATTTAGTCATTACAGGATCGGCAGTACTGATACTTAATACAGTATCGAATACAACTACTGCTGGTAATATGTGGTTTAATCCTACATTAGGAAAAATACAGTTTACATTTGGATCAGGGAATAGTACATGGTCGGCAGGCGGTGCATTGATTACCTGTAGGACAGAAGGAGCAGGAGGGGCAGGCACACAAAATGCAGGTTTAGTATTTGGAGGAGGGGATGGTGGACCTAATCCTTTAAGAAATACAGAAGAATATAACGGAACATCGTGGGCAGCAGGCGGTAATTTAATTACGTGTAGATTTGGAGTAGGTGGAGCAGGAATCCAAAACGCAGGCCTTGCTTTTGGGGGAAATAATCCTTCAATTAATGTAGGAACATGCACAGAAGAATATAATGGATCTTCTTGGTCAGCCGGCGGCGCTTTAATTAATGGTACATCTCAATTAGCGGGAGCGGGAACTCAAAACGCAGCATTAGCCTCTGGAGGTACTTCATATGTATCGTGCACAGAAGAATATAACGGAACTTCGTGGTTAGCAGGCGGTGCTTTAATATTCGGTAGAGAGTCGTCAGCAGGAGCAGGAACACAAAATGCAGCTCTTTCTTTTGGTGGACAAGGATATACTTGTACAGAAGAATATGACGGATCAGCATGGGCTACAGGCGGTGCACTGATTAACGGTGTTACTAAATTAGCAGGTGCAGGAAGCCAAAATGCAGGTCTTGCATTTGGCGGATCACCGGGATATGCCTGCACGGAAGAATATAACGGAACTGTATGGTCGACAGGCGGTGCTTTGATTACTGGTAGACAACAATTAGCAGGAGCAGGAACACAAGCTAGCGGACTTGCTTTTGGAGGGAGTCCATCTGGAGCATCATGCACAGAAGAATACAACGGAATATCAATATGTACAATCCCAGAATAAACAATAAAAACATCAACAATACAACATGTTAATTAACGGCCCTAATTTAACACTTTCAGGTACTGCAGTTTTGGTGCTTGGTAAAACACCAACACCAGAGATTGAAGGCAGTATGTGGTATGATGAAGATGAGGGGAGAGTTAAATATACCGGACCGCAAGCTTGGTCAACGGGTGGCGCTATGATTTACGCTAGGTTCGAATTAGCAGGAGCAGGTACACAAAACGCAGGTCTTGCTTTTGGAGGGAGGGCACTCCCCCCTGTCAACAGTGTATCTTGTACAGAAGAATATGATGGAACTTCTTGGACAGCGGGTGGTGCTTTAGCTAGTGCTCGACATGGATTAGCAGGAGCAGGAACACAAAACGCCGGACTTGCTTTTGGAGGTTTTTACTCACCGTATGTACTTAGATGTACAGAAGAATATGATGGATCATCATGGTCAGCAGGAGGTGCTTTAATTACTGGTAGATATTACTTAGCAGGAGCAGGAACACAAAATGCCGCTTTAGCTGTTGGAGGAGACAGCCCATATGGAGCATGTACAGAAGAATATGATGGATCATCATGGTCAGCAGGAAGCGCGTTAATTACCGCTAGAAAATATTTAGCAGGAGCAGGTACACAAAACGCTGGGCTTGTTTTTGGAGGAGAAGATAACGCTTCAATTGTCTCTTGCACAGAAGAATACAATGGATCTGCTTGGTCAGCAGGCGGTGCTTTGATTACTGCTAGATTTGCTTTAGCAGGAGCAGGAACACAAAACGCCGGACTTGCTTTTGGTGGACAAGGATATACTTGTACAGAAGAGTATAATGGATCTACTTGGACAGCAGGTTGTGCTTTAAGTACTGCTAGATATGCATTAGCAGGGGCAGGTACACAAAATGCAGCTCTTGCATTTGGGGGCATTACCGGACCAACAGAAGTAGCATGCACAGAAGAATATAGTTATATAGTCTGTACTTTATAAAAAAGTTTTGAAAACATAAAAAATTTAGTTATATTTAAATTAAGTTATGAGACAAAAAATATTTTATCAAAGCTCACTTCCTAGAGCCGGTTCAACATTACTACAAAACCTCATTGGACAAAATCCTGATTTTCATGTTACGCCTACCTCCGGTATGATTGATCTAGTACTAGGTGCTAGAATTGGTTATAACGGAAACAAAGAAGCATACGCTGGGGATAAAGAAATGTGGCGTGACGGGTTTTATGCCTTCTGTAGAGAGGGACTAAGAGGTTATATCGAAAATTTAACTGACAAGCCTTACATTCTAGACAAAAATAGAAATTGGGGTTCTGTTTACTCCTTAGTGAATAACATTTATCCAAATCCTAAAATGCTATACATGGTAAGGGATTTGAGAGCGGTATTTGCTTCTATGGAGAAAAAATTTAGAGCCAATCCCGATAGAGATCAGGGTGAAATAGACAATGCTAAATTAACGGGTTTAACTACACAGCAGCGAGTAGAAAAATGGGCCGTAGGACATCCAATAGGGCATGCAGTACCAAAGCTATATCAAGCAATACTTGATAAGACAGCTCAAAACTTTCTTATTATTAGATATGAGGATCTCTGCACTAAACCAGAGGCAATGATGCAGAGTATCTATCAATATCTTGAAGTACCTTATTACCAACATAACTTCAGCCATATACCTCAAATCACAGTAGAAGATGATACCGTACACGGTATTTATGGCGATCATACAATTAGAAATACATTAGGTGCTCTACCTGATGATTCAAGAGACATATTAGGCGATTACACCTACGAATGGATCTACAACAGTCACAAATGGTTCTTTGACATATTCGGTTATAAAAAATGATTATAGTATTATTCGGACAGCCCCACTGCGGTAAGTCTACCCTGGCAAAAAAATTAGTAAACGAACAGTGTTTCGGTGAATACTGGAATATTGACGGAGATGAACTGCGTGAAATCTTTAAAAACAAAAATTTCAGTAGAAAAGGCCGTATTCAAAATCTGAATAGAGCCAGTGATATTGCTCACTACATGAATAGTATAGGTAGTGACGGTATTATTCTATCTCTCGTATATCCTTATAAAGAAGCACGTAACTACCTTAAGAATCTGACCGACGATGTTAAGTGGATATACTTGACCTACGAAGGGGAAAGAGGGAGAGAAAAATTTCACGTGCAAGATTTTGAAATACCAGAAAAAGAACGTATATTACATTTAGACACGTCTAAGTTATCAATATCCGAATGCGTAGATGCAATAAAACGCTATACTAATGAAGAACTACCTAGCTAAAGCAGAACATAAGTCCGGAGAGTGGGCAATGTTCATCGGGAGATGGCAGCCCTGGCATTCTGGGCATAGATGGTTAATTGATCAAGCTCTCGAAGAAGGAAAAAAGGTACTTCTCTGTATTCGCGATGTCCCTGTTAGCGAGAAGAACCCGTGGACGGCTCAAGAGATTCTTATGAACCTATCGAGCGAACTAAGAGATCTCCTAGAAACAGGAAAATTACATATCATGAAAATTCCCGATATCGAATCGGTTAATATCGGAAGAGGAATAGGCTACGACGTAATAGAACATGTACCTCCTCAAGAGATCCATGATATATCTGCAACCAAAATCCGTGAACAAATGAAACAGGAGGGAAAATTATGATAGACGTAAAAGTAAGGTGGAATACCCAGTGTAAGGATAATCATAGCTTTTGGCGAATACTAGTCGACGGACAAGAACGTATTTGCTCAAATGTTATCTTTCAACTCCCTGTACATACAACCCGAGATACAGTCTGGGATTCGATTAGGAATCAAGAAGTTGAAAAACACCACGTAAGCTGTACTGCAGTAGAGGTAATTTGGAAGGGAGATGTAGTAATAGTAAGATGATAGTTGAAAGAAAACGACATATAGCAAAAACCGTAAGCTATCGAGTTATCAGCACTCTAATTGGCTTTATAATAATGTGGGGAGTATCAGGTTCAGTCAAAATAGGTGCGGCATTTGGTATCGCCGAACTAGTCTATAAGCCTATTCAATACTATATACACGAAAGGATATGGTATAGGTGGATTAATTACGGACTTAGGAAAGAAGAAGATAGAAAGGTTTAATTCTGCAAGTTTAGTAGATATTTATATATTAGATCCCATAGATTCAATACTATTTATTACCAAATAACTAAACCATGGTACTTAGTAAGATCATCAACAAGTTGAAGAGTCTTTTCATTAAGCCTGAGCCTGAAGTTGAGACCCCTGTTCTAGAAGTACAGCCTGCTGAAGTCAAAAAACCACGTAAGAAAGCAGCCAAAAAAGTTACAAAATAAATAAAACATGGAAAAACAGACATTATCTCCAGAAGAGTTACAAGAGTTTCAAAACAACAGACAAGAGGCCGCTCGTCTAGCGGCAATTCTAGGTGAGTTACATTTTCAAAGAACTCTACTTGATCTCGAATTAGAGAACCTAAAAGAAGCTATTAAATCTAATGCACTTAAACAGCGCGTGCAACTTAAACAGCTTGGAGAAAAGTACGGTGATGGCAGTATTGATCCCGAAACTGGAGATATCTCTCCGCTTCCTGCATAAGTGAGTACTCCTTGGGAATAAATTAGGTTTTGCCTTTATGGACTGATATTTATTACTAGAAATAAATTATTAAAATGGCAGAAGCATTAATTTCACCAGGTGTATTCCTAAGAGAAAACGACCTTTCCCAGGTAACTGCAGGTCCAGTAACAGTAGGAGCCGCCTTAATCGGTCCAACCGTTGTAGGTAGACCTAATATCCCAACACTCGTAACTTCCTATTCTCAGTATAAAGCTAGATTCGGAACTACCTTTGTATCTAACAGTAACACCTACGAGTATTTAACTTCGCAAGCCGCTTATAACTACTTCCAACAAGGAGGTACTTCACTTCTTGTAACGAGAGTTGCTAGTGGATCCTATACAGCAGCGACTTCATCCCTTATCCCTTGTAGTCTTGCTGGCGAGACTCCTTTCGTACTTGAAACCCTTTCAGTAGGTACTATTATGAACAATAACCAGGGTGCAACAACAGCACTCAACGGTATTCTACCTTCAGGGTCTATAAATAATATTAGATGGCAAGTTACTCAAGCCGATTCAGCTTCCGGCCTCTTTACTCTTTTGATTAGAAGAGGAGATGATTATACAGCCAACCAAACCGTACTTGAGACTTGGACAAACCTTTCTCTTGATCCTAATCAGAATAACTATATTGCCTACGTAATCGGTGATCAAACCCAAACCGTAGCTACAGATAGCGATGGACAGCAATATTTAGAGATTACCGGTAGCTATCCTAACTCATCATTATATGTACGTGTTAGAAACGTTAACCTACCGACTCCTAACTACCTAAATCCACAAGGCCGTCCTTATGCCGCCTACACCGCCTCAATTCCTTTGAACGGTAGCGGATCTCAAAACGGTGCTTTCGGTGGTGCTGTAGGTCCCTTGTACGGTTGTTTCGGTCTTGCTCCATTGAACTTATTCGAGCAAATCCCAACTATAACTTCAGTAGGTTCTAACTCAGCAACAAATATTCAAGGTGTATTCCCTGACAATTACGCTACTGCTATCAATTTGCTGGCCAATCAAGACCAGTACGTATATGATTCGATATATGCTCCAGGTATCACAAATCAAAACGCTACCTCAATAATCAGTAGCCTTCTTGCAATGGTTCAGAATCGTGGAGATGCTATTGCAGTAGTTGATATGGTTGGATATAATCAAGCCATTAACCTTGTAACTACAGCAGCGCAGTCTTACGACAATAGCTATGGTGCTACATATTGGCCATGGTTACAGGTTCGCTCAATCGAAACCGGACGTCTGAACTTCGTACCTGCTTCAGTAATTATCCCCGGAGTATACGAGTACAACGATAAGGTATCAGCTGAGTGGTTTGCACCCGCTGGTCTAAATCGCGGAGGTCTTCCAACTGTAATCCAGCCTGAAAGACGTCTAACTGTAGGTCAACGTAATACATTATATACAGGTCGCGTTAACCCAATCGCAGTATTCCCCGGTCAAGGTACAGTAGTATATGGACAAAAGACACTACAAGCTCGTGCTTCTGCACTAGATAGAGTGAATGTACGTCGTCTATTGATCGCCCTTAAGAGCTATATCGGTCAGATTGCCCAGACTTTGGTATTCGAGCAGAATACAGCCGTTACACGTAATCGTTTCCTATCTCAAGTTAATCCATATCTTGATTACGTACAACAGCGTCAAGGTCTATATGCCTTCCGTGTAGTAATGGATGAGACCAATAATACACCAGATGTAATTGACCGTAACCTTCTTGTAGGTGCTATTTACCTACAGCCTACTAGAACAGCTGAATTCATTCAACTTGATTTCAACATCTTACCAACCGGTGTTACGTTTGGTGCATAAAATAAAAAATAACTCTAGATGAAAAATAACACAAAAGTTAGATTGCATTTATCAAAGCAATTGTTCGAATCACTTGCCAAGCAGGTATTGACTGAAGCCAAAGGTGATATGTCAGGCGGTGCTTATACCGAGGCCGTTAAAACACCTAAAGGTGAGAAGAAAGAAAAAGCACCTAAAGAAGAGGCTAAAGCCGATAAAGGAGCAAAAGCTGAAAAGCATAGCGATAAGAAGGTAAGACCGGAAGCGCTAAATTTGTCTAAGAATGATCAGCCTAACATGGTGTATAACATAAGTGATTTCAAGAAAAAGCTTCTTGATCTAGCCAGGCAAGTAAGCCTTATGAAGGGCCTCGATAGCTCTGAAATCGGCGCAATAATCGCACTTCTAGACGACGTAATCGATAAGGTACAGAAGGGAAGTATCGTCAATCCTCTTAAAGCCGCAACCAAAACGTTTAAGGCAACTACTGGTGGTGTAAAGAAAGAGATGGAGACCATTACAGCTGAAGGAGATGAGATAAATGAGCTTGACCCCCAAACTATGAGTGCTATGCAGCAAGGATTTACGCACTTACCTCCTGGAGGTGTTTTAGCTCAATTGACTGATTACCTTCCTGTTCTAATTGCCGCTTTAGGAGGCGCTGTTGCTCTAGGAGGTAAACTTAAAAAAGCAGGCGTTTCAGATAAAGACGCAGCTAAAGCAGTAGAAGCAGCAAAAAAAATAGAGAAGGAAGCTAAGTAATAGGTTCTGTACTAATAGATATTTATATAAAACAAGAATAAAATGCCAGTACTAGATCCAAATGAAATAATGTTCACGGCCTATGAACCAACGGTTCAGAACCGGTTTATCATGTATATTGACGGCATTCCTTCTTTCATGATTAAGAGTGCTACAGCACCCAATATCAACTTGAATGAGGTAAAGCTAGACCACATTAATATCTACCGGAAGATCAAGGGTAAGGCCGAATGGCAAGATATGACCCTTAACCTTTACAATCCTATCTCTCCTTCTGGACAGCAGGCCTGTATCGAGTGGATACGTTTATCACACGAATCCGTAACTGGACGTGACGGATATTCTGACTTCTATAAAAAGGATTTGAATCTATCAATCCTTGGACCTGTAGGCGACGTGGTTTCTGAGTGGATTATTAAGGGAGCTTTCGTTAAGACTGCAAACTTCGGATCTTACGATTGGTCAAATCAAGACGCAATTACCATAGAATTAGGTATCGGAATGGATTACTGTATCCTCAACTATTGATATCTCATTGATTCTCAACACATTAGAAGCCGCCTAAAAAGCGGCTTTTTTTATGAATCTTACAGAAACCCTAATATTCATAACTCATTGATTCTCAATAAGATATATCACTGTAAAAAGTTGTTTCCTATGGGGTTATCCGTTATATTTAGGTATAAAAATCAATGTTATGTTTGACTTTATGGACAGAATTACGGCCTACGATGTAGGAGTTATTATCGGGCTTTTTATAGCCTTCTTTATGGTTAGGTTTATATGGTTTGTGTGTGTTATGGTTAAGTGCGGTATTGAGAAGATAGTTATGAAAGTATTAGGGTGGCTAGGTCTAGAAAGTACTGCTTTCGGCCAGTTTGTAGGAGCCTTCTTCCGTAGACTAGGTAACCTTATGACTAGGTTTAAGTGGACTGACCCTAAGTATGATTTCAATAGAAGCTCTTACGAGTCTCTTGATGCAATGTATAACGGAACCTGGACCTCGGAGTTAGAGGCCGAGATTAGTAGACGAGATAATATGAGAGAGGTTTGGGATAATATTAGAGTATCTATTGTATGGATCCTTGTATTTATTGCAGTTACTATCTACGCCGACCCCTGGAACTGGAATTTGTTCTAGAATAGGTAAAAAAACTCATACTTGATATATTTATGTATATATAACATAAATCAAGATTATGAGTACACAAACCAAGTTATCGCTACCTACTGAAACAGTAGAACTCCCTTCCAAAGGGCTTTTGTATCCCTTAGATAACCCTTTATCCTCAGGGGTTATTGAAATGAAGTACATGACAGCAAAAGAGGAAGATATCCTCTCTAACCCAAACTATATAAGGCAGGGTACAGTTTTCGATAAGTTACTTAACTCACTTATCGTTTCTAAAATCAACTACGACGATCTAACTGTAGGCGATAAGAACGCAGTTCTAATAGCGGCCCGTATCCTTGGTTATGGAAAAGATTACCACGTTAAAATGGCACATCCTGTAACCGGAGAGGATGAAGCGATCAGTATCGATCTCTCTACTTTAAAGAATAGAGATGTAGATTACAGTACATACAGTAACATTAACGAATTCACATTTACTCTTCCAGCTTCTCAAAACGAAATTACTTTTAAAATTCTCACACACGGAGATGAAAGAATCATCGAGGAAGAACTAAAGGGCTTGAAAAAAGCTAATTTATCTGCCGAAGTAACTACAAGATTAAAACAAACAATCATTGCCGTTAATGGCGATAGAGATAAGAAGACTGTAAGGGATTTCATTGATAACTACCTTCTAGCAACAGATGCTAGAGCCTTCAGAGATCATATAAAAAAGATATCTCCTGATTTAGACCTCACTTTTACTTTCGTCGGCTCCGACGGCTACACACAGGAGGGTGTAGAGATACCATTAAATATTTCCTTTTTTTACCCTACCGCCCGAGTATAGATCAGATTTATTCCGACAAATACACGAGATAGTTTTCTTTGGTAAAGGAGGCTACGACTGGGACACGGTCTATAATATGCCTATCTGGCTACGTAGATTTACGTTCAATAGTATGAACGAATTTTACGAAAAAGAACGTGAAGAATATAATAAAGCAGCCGGTAAAGGAGAAATGATTACCGAAAAGACTAAATCGTTTAAATCTCCTATTCCAGATGCTATAGCAAGTAAACCCGTCTATAAGTCGAAAGTAAGTAGACCTGATGTACCTAATCCTACTCAAAGCACACCTATATATACTAGCAAAGCAGGTAAAAAATAACTGTTATTCATATTTATATCTATAGATAAAGTATGGCTAGAAGAAGAGCAAGATTTACACGTGGAGCTGGTACTGGCGCAACTGGCGGCGGAGCTGGAGGCACTACACCGCCTCCTGGACCTACTGGCAGCAACGCCAATACTACCGAAGCCGAAAAACTCAATGCCGTATTCGGTACAATGAGAGATACGCTAAGAGCAATTAGCAGTATCATTGGAGATGATATGAGAGATGCTCTCCAGGGCCTTGATATCGATACTCAAAAAGTAGGTAAGAGTATTGCCCGAGATTTTACAAAAGAGCTAAGAAATGCAGTAAGTGAAACTAATAAGTTAAAAGATAAAAACAAAGACCTCCTAAAAGACCTCTCATCTGTTGCATCGGTAGAAAAGGCGATTCTAGCAAACAAACAAAAACAAGAAAGGCTAGCTGAACAGTTATTTGATTTTGAATTATTGATAAAAGGTACAGCAGCCGAGCATAGTCAAGCAGCAAGTGATATAAGGAATAGTTACTGGAATGCATTGGAAGCAATAAAGATGCAAGGCGCAGAATATGATAAGTTACTAAAAAAAGCAAAACGTTTTGAAACCTCAATGGGAGGTCTAGCTGTTGTCATGAAAACAATAGGAGGGCTACCTTTCATAGGCCCTCTAATATCCCAGCTAACAAAAGGTGAGAAAGTCCTAGAGGCGATGAAAAAGAAAGCCGAAGAAGGCGGCTCTAAAATGGAAGTCTTCGCTGAAGGTTTGATGCAGCTCGGAACCAATTTCGGAATTGGTATGCTAGGTTTGCTTGCAAAAGGATTTGAAACTCTTGTAAAGCTCGCAATACAGTTCAATCAAAAGGCATTCGATTTTGCTAAGAATCTAGGAGTATCAGTAAGCGAGGCAGGAAAATTACATGGCCAGTTAATGGCGATTGCACATAGCAATTTCTTACTTTCGAAAGAGGTTACCGAAACGTACTCCCAGTTAACAAATACTTTTGGATTTTTAGTACCTGCCAATAAAGCATTTGCTGAAACCGCTGCATTAGTTCAAAAACGTATCGGTGCTTCAGCCGACCAAATGGCTGCACTAGCAACAGCTTCTGCTATTTCAGGCAAGAAGTTAAACCAAACTTACGGTATTTTGCAGGCTAGTGCAAAGATAGAAGGAGCAAGAAATAAGCTAGCCCTTACACAAAGACAGATATTAGACGGTATTGCTAAAACTAGTGCAACCGTACTAATGAATTTTAAAGGAGATATAGAAGCCTTAAGTGCAGCTATAGTTAGAGCTACAAAGTTAGGAACTACTCTAGAACAAGTTAATAAACAAGCTAGCAGTCTCTTAGATTTTGAATCAAGTATTAGTAGTGAAATAGAAGCCTCTGTTATAACGGGACGTGAAAGTAATTTAATTAACGCCAGAAACCTAGCTCTTACCGGTGATACTGCCGGTCTTATGGAAGAGTTAAATAAGCAGATGTATACTTATGACAAGTTCATGAATCTGAATGTTATTGCAAGAGATGCGGAAGCAAAGAGGATAGGATTAACATCAGAAGAGTATGCAAAGATATTATTACAGCAAAAACAAGTTTTAGAGTTAGGAGGAAAAGAAGGTGAGTCGCTATCTAAGAGGTACGAAACCTTGATGAAGACTGAAGAGGGGCAAAAACGATTGAGCAAAGTACTCTCTCAGCAGGAGCTAAGTGATCTAAAGAGAGCATCCATTCAAGATAAGTTCAATACTACAGTAGAAAAGTTTAAAGAAATTTTAGGAAGTACCTTACAAGGACCTGTTATTGGAATACTTGAAAAGTTAATCAGCTTTGTTAACAATACTGAAAAAATGAAAAACATAGCTGACAAGATTAAAAACGTTTTCATAGGAATAGCCGATGTTTTAAAGAATATTCCAGCTATCATGAATGGCATTATACAGGCTGCAAAAATATTAGCAATGCTATCAGTTGCTACAGCAGTAGCAAGAGTCGTGATGGCAGCCGGCATGGGCGGTATTCCTGGCCTAGCAACTGGACTCATAGTTGCAGGCGGAGTAGGCATGTATCTAGAAGGATTGGTAGATAAAGCTATGTCAGGGATGACTGGAGGCGGAAATACACCTACTGTAGGAACCCCGAATCCCTCAATGGCAGCACCGGTAAACCCTGCTACCGCCGCCGCAGAAACGAGTAGAGTTAGTAGAGGAGCAGGAGCAGGAGCAGCAGTAGACAGAGCAACAGCAAGCAATAATCCCGGTAACGTCTACCTAGATAAACAAAAGGTAGGTCAAATACTCTTCGGACAAACACAAGATCAAATATACGGTTTAGGTATGGCATAAATAATAAAACTATGTTAGAGCAAATAACAAGATCAACACTAAGCAAAAAAGGGCAAACTAATCCCTCGGGAATTTTTGAAGGCGTTCCTGCAAATGTTGCAGCCTCAATAAGAGGTTCATCAGTACCTTTGAACTCTCCTGCAATACCTCCTATTCAAAACCCTATAGATGTTACGTATAATGCAAAACCGCAACCGACTTACATTGACTATGTAAAGTCGTCAAACAAACGTTAACATGCCTTTAATTAATTTCAGAACTGATTTAACTAGTCTACGCTATGGCGCAGATAGACCTGGTGGGGGTAGTAGCAACCAGCCTTACATGCAGTTTCCGATAGACAATGCTAGTACACCTTCGCAAATAAGGGCCTTTTACGAGATCAATAGAACGTCGTTAGATTATCCGGTGAGGGGAGGTGCAATTACGCAGTTATTAACTGGCGGGACAGGAATTATAACCTCAACTATCGACAGACAGAGGATAGAGAAGTTTTTCAATGATGCACCTCGCGGTACTGCGTTTATAGAAAAGCAGCGCGGATTACAATTAACTAATCCAAGAATGCAAGTACCTAATGCAACAGCGATAGGTGCAGATTCTATAGCTAATATAGGAATAGTTAATTCATTTATCCCTGTAACTAATGTTTATAACCCTATAAACACATTAGCTCAAGTTCAAGTTCAAGGTACAGGAGCTCACTTTAACAGACACGGTGTAGCACCTAACCTCTATGAAAATCCACGGCAGACGTATGCATACATCGCCGGTGCACCGCAAAACAATACTGCTGCCACTAACAGACTCTCTATTTTAAGGGCATTAAAAATTGTAGGAAATACAAATTTTTTAGTTAATCCTGATTTAATAGGAGGTGTAGGAGTAGATCCTACCTTAGTTGACAGGATGGGTATCTCACCAATACAATCTCAGTTATTTAATTACATTGGCGGACCAGGATCAGTATACGGGATAGGAAATACTAGAATATTCCGGTATACAGACACTAATGTAACTAAGTTAAGTCAAACTAATGCCGATCCTAAATTCACCGTAGGAGACGCAAAAGGGGTAGCGTATTCAGCTATTGCATTAACCTATCAACAATTAGCAACTCAGGGAACTGATACTAGAACTCCTGTTCAACAGCCAATCCAAGATTTCAGAGCACAGACCAATGAAAACAACCCGATAATTCCGTTTTCTAATTACGAAGCATTTAATATAACAAAGACGCTAGGAATAGGTAGTCCTGGTGCACCTAACTCAAGAGTATCTTATATTTCTAGAGGTAATAGAGTAGGAGAAGATGTCTTGAATATGCTATTTCCTTTTGCTGTAACAGGTAATCAAGATCCCTGGGCTACTGGTGGATCGCAGACTAAGGATATTATCAAATTTGCTTTTGAGTGTATTGATAATACCGATCCAACTCAAGCAATAGCATTAGTTTTTAGAGCATTTTTAGAAGGATCAATAACCGATAATAATCAAGCCTCGTATAATACTTTTAAATATTTAGGTAGAGGAGAGACTTTTAGAACATACCAAGGTTTTGACAGAAGTATTGGATTTACCTTTAAAATGTTTGCACAGAGTAGACAGGAAATGTTACCGATGTATACGAAGTTGAATCAATTAATGTCGCAAGTATATCCTGACTACTCTCCTGACTACGGAATAATGCGAGGAAATGTTGTAAAACTGACTATTGGAGATTATATTTACAGAATGCCTGGTTTTATTGAGAATATCAACATAACTATAGATAATTCCAACACTCCCTGGGAGATAGTTTTAAATCAATATCTAGGACAGGGTGTAGCGGAAAACGACGTTAGAGAGTTGCCCCATATGGTAGCTATACAATGTACCTTCAAGCCTATAATGGATATACTACCGAGAAAAGTAAGTAAAGATAATCCGTGGGTACCGTTGATAGTGAACAAAGACCATTATTTAGATCCAGCAGCAACTACCAATGATTTGAAACAAACGCTCGCTACTAACAGTCTCCCTGTAGCGCCAGCCGTCGGTGTACAAACTCCGACTCAGGTAGATACTCAAGGACAAGATGCCGATCTACTATCTCAAGCAGAATTCTTTCAATCTCTAACTAGAAGAGATATAAGGAGGGCTGCTAGATTAGAGCGGAGACAGAGTAGACAGCAGACAAATAACGGAGGTTAACTCATAAACTTGCGTAGAAAAAAGTAATATGCAATCAAGATATCAATACATACGGACAACAAAACTAGACGTAACAGGGAGTCTTTACTATGAGACTAATTTTTATCCGGTAATACCTCCTACAGATTCTGACTACTATTTTATAACAACTATCAATGATAGGTTAGATCTAATAGCCCTTGATTTTTACCAAGATAGTAGTCTATGGTGGATCATAGCTTCTGCAAATGCACTTCCGGGAGATTCTATCTACCCCCCTATTGGTATACAGCTTAGAGTTCCAGCCGATATTAAAATAGTGTTGAATAATTACAATCTAATTAATAATGGCTAATATTAAGTTATCGAACGTTATAGGCGCTCCTTTTCCTGATTATGTCCTACAGCAGCTAGCAATTAGGGCAAACCGTAATGCTGCTCAAACAAGAGACATTCAAGATGTTTTATTTGTAGCCAATAAAAGTGCATGGGCACGCCTTGTATCATCAGTTAATATCAATGGTGATCAGGCCGACTTAGTTAAGTTCTACGATAATTTAAAACTCGGTAATATACAGAGTCTTGATCCTGATGCTCTAGCTAAAAACTGGATTCTCGAAGCCGGTACCTCTATACAAGGATCACAGAGAGATGCATTATTTAATCCTGAAGGATTAACATTAAGACAGGGAATTGGTCCTGAAGGAGCTTACGGGCTAGGAGGAACCGCAGAATTAGGGTATAGACCTATGCCAGGTCTTACGTCTATACAAGTAGAGACCTTAGGGAGACTCGGATCTCTAAGACAGGCCACTATCAGTTTCAAGGTATGGAATATAAATCAATTGAACGTTGTTGAAGCTCTTTATTTTAGGCTAGGATACTCAATGCTACTGGAGTGGGGTCATACGCAGTATTTTAATAATATCGATACTACAACTGGCCGCTTTACACCTGAAGGAGTTTTTGTTACAAATGAAATTTACGGTATTCCCGATCCTTTTTCCGCAACTCCTAATAGAAGAAAACTAGAGATACAACAAGAAATCGCAAGAAAGTCAAGAGAGACGTCCGGCAATTACGACGGAATGCTCGGGGTTGTATCTAATTTTAATTGGGCGTTTAACCAAGAAGGCGGATACGACTGCACGGTAAGAATAATAGGCCCTGGCGCTATAATGAATACGGTAAGGGTGAATCAAGCTTATCAGTTACCAGAAGGAGATATTAAAAGGTTTCTAAGGAATCAGGAAATATTAAAGAAAAGACTACAGCAGATAGAGGCAAATCAAAGAGCGTTAGCTGATAAACTAGCCTCTGCAACAGGTGGCGCCGGCGGAACTAGTACTGGAGCACCGCCTCCTGCACCTACTAGTTTTGCAAAACTTAAGGAATATCTAGTAACTTACGATGGAGCTGATCCAGCACTAGAGCTCTATAATAATCCAGATTATAGTGTCATCGGCTATGATTTTTTACCAAGTGGAGGCGATATTAGACAGAATGAAAGCTTTGCAACATTTAATACTCCAAGTCGCCCTAACGTAACAACTACAACACGAGATAAAAGACTACAAGTAGATAAGGCCTATAGCGGGTTGTATATAAGATACCTCAACGCACCGTTCGGTAACATTTCGCTTGGTAGAGATAATACAGTTTCTGCTGTTTTAGTTCCTGAAATCTTCGAGAGATTTGGCAACGCAATTACAGTGACAAACAACACTATTGGCGCAAACAATCTATTCGGCACCGATCTAACTAATCGGACCAGACAAATACTAAATGATGCAGGAATTAACGTATCCCCCGGGGTATTTCAACTAGCACAGGATTTAATATATGATGTTAGAACAGGTAATGCGCCTGCAGGTCTCAGCGCTCCTGATTATAAAGTAGCTGAAGCAAGAGATATTAACGGTAGACTTAATGGAGATAGAAAAAACTTTTTCTTAGCAAAAAGAGTGAGCGGATC